CTGGAAAAGCTGCTAATGATTAGCTGGATTGTGTTCGCTTTTCTTATAGGCAACCCTCTGTGCTTCTTCGTGCTTTCTAGCCCAAGCATCCGATGCTGAAGGAAACGCTCCGGTTATGCCCTCCAACTTAATCCTTGGAGTAGAAATAATACGAGAAGCATCGTTATGACAATGAGGACACTCGACTACCATGACCTCATCACCTACGAATTTTTCAATGGTGTGGTCTTTCACACACCTAAACTCAAATATTCTCTTAGGCATTTAATTCCTCGTAAGCCTTTTCAGAGGCAACTTTGAGGTTTAAAACCCAATTAATAATGTCTAGCTGCCCTTTGGCAAACCAGAGTTGTTCTGCTGAGGCGAGACCCTCAATACTGATGGTGTCTTTAATCGCCTGAATGTCCTCTAGGAACTGTGTCCAGCCCTGAGAACCCATCATTCCAAATCGTTCTTCGTAATACGTCTGTAATTCCCGATCCATAGTTTCTCCTATATAGGACTATGTTGCATCAAAACAACACTGTATTAATTATACCACACTTTTTGGATTTTGTCAAGTCTTTTTAAGTTAAATAGGCTCCAGTATCGCCAATTAACTTGACAACTCGACCAGAAGAGATCTCAATCCTAGTTCCACCACCGCCTCCTGTGGCAGTTCCTACATAGATGCCTCCAGGACCGTATCTAACGCCTGCTGTGACCGTTTCTGGCAGTGGATACTCGTAGTACTGTATACCTACTATTGCAGCGGTATCTAGGCCGGTTTCCGTGGCTGCTAGAGTACCTGTCTTAGCACCAACCAGACCATTGACTAGGGCTGTGTCAGTTCCTACTTCAGTTACTGCAAAACTTCCTGTAATTGGTCCTTCAGGAGCAGAACTAAATATTGCGGTGTCTGTTCCAACTTCAGTTACTGCTATACTGCCTTGGATTAGAACCTTGGCGGTCAGGGCTGCGGTGTCTGCCCCAATCTCTGTAACAGCAAGACTGCCTCGAACAAAGACTTGACCACTAATACTGGCAGAATCGCTACCAGTTTCGGAGGCTGCTAAACTGCCTTGAACCAGAACCTTGCCAGAAATAGCCGAAGTATCTGATCCTGTCTCTGTAGCAGCCAAACTACCAGAGATAAATACATCTCCTTGGATGGCGGCTGTATCACTACCGACCTCAGTAGCGGATAAACTACCTGTAATTGCTGCGGCTTGAACAAAACCACTAATTGCTGCTGTGTCGTTACCTACTTCGGCTGCTGCTATACTTCCTGTGACAAATACATCACCTTGTATAGACGCTGTATCTGAACCTGTCTCTGTAGCAGCTAACGAACCTGACCTTGGTGGTTCGTAATTAACATCAATTGAGATGTAATCTACTGTGGTGCTGTGGGTAGTTGTGTACCAGACATACACACCAAAGTCTACATCGTTTACATCTGCGGCTGTTAAGCCTGTTGTGCCCCAAAGATCTGTAGCAGAGCCAGTGGTATAAAGTGTTAAAGCAGTGCCGTTAGCAGTAAAAGTCTTAGCAGTACCAATTGCTGTGCCTGCTGGTCCTACTAACTGCACACTGACTGTCTCCGAACCTGTCGAAGACTCTGCCATATCCACAACAACCGTAAATCCCTGAATTAATGAGTTAGCAGGGAGATTAAAAGCAAAGTTACTTGCTCTTAGGTAAGCAGCACCAGACGTACCGGACGCACATGACGCAGTAGTGCCGTCATTAGCAGTAATGTTTCCTGGGTTAGTCCAGGCAGTACCAGCACCACGGGTTACGCTCGTGCCTGTACCGGCGATTATTGCGCCAGTAGTGGACATTTAATCCTCTACTTAGGCGTGTGTAATCGTACCAGTTGTCAGGGTAACGGTTTGACCTGCAGTAATGCTTGTGCTGTCAAGAATGATGTCCGTTCCAGAGGTTCCTACGGTCAGACCAGAGATAACGGTTACATCGTTGCTATCGGTAATAATAGCGTTGTCAGCCGTACCTGTAGCGTCTGCTGAGGTATCAGAAACATCTGGATCAAAGTCAAATGTTAGAACACCGTTAGAAACCGTACCAGAGGGATCAGCCAAAGTAATCGTAGCCAACACCGTGTTAGAAGAGTTACGGATCTTTAGTTTTCCAGCACCAGCGCCAGCGTCAATCTCGTTGACTACTGCAGTCATACGAGCAGATTTTGCTGCGGTTGAATAAGTAACTGCCATTTATATCTCCTTATGAGTAAGTATAACTAAGTCTGTTGTCCCAGACTTTATCAAAATTTACATCTCCGCCTGCCCAAGTAATTGTTACATCATCATTTACAATCACAATTTTTTGGATTCTCCAAAGCGCAGAACTGTCAGTAGCGCCTGCAGTAGCTTCTCCACGATACGCAGTAGAGGAACTAATTTCATCATATCTAACAGCATATACAGGAGTCTCTCTAATTGGGAAACTAGAACTTATAACCTGTGGTCCAGCACCTTTTACTTCTATCTGTCCTGCATCTATTGTAGTACCATCAGATAACTTTAAGACTAAAGAGTTATCAAAGTCTACAGAAGCATCAACAACGGAGACTCCATCCTTACCGTCTACTCCGTCCTTACCATCTATGCCGTCCTTACCATCAGCGCCATCCTTACCTGCTGGTCCAGGGTCTCCTTTATCGCCCTTTTCGCCTTTAGGACCAACCTGTTGTTGGACAGTAGATGCTAATTCCTCAACCTTGGTTAAGTTTTGCTTAACCTTGTTTAGTTCATCTACAACAACAAGGAGTTTAGTATCAACAGAAGCCATTAAGCCTCTCCGTTAATACGCTTTAAGAATGCCTCATCCTGTTGTTTAGCCTCATTCATCTGCTTTTCTACGATCTTTTCCTTGGACTCAATCTCACGTTCCTTGAGAACCAGTTGAGCCACCTTTACCCTACGCTCAAACTCACCTGCAGAGGCAGAGTCAAGGTTAGTTGCAGCAGCCTGAGTAGCCTTAACACGCAACTCTTCAGGAGCCAACTGAGCCTCGATAGCGGCTTTCTGTGCCTTAGCCATCGACTCTTGGGCATTGGCTTGAGACTCCTGAGCACGAGCGTTAATCTCAGCGATCTGAGCCTGTAGGAGAGCAATCTGAGCCTGCATTTGGGCTTGCTGCATCGCTTGAGCCTCTGGGTTGGGCTGATTCAGTTGGTCTAAGGCAGTAGCTAGTTCCTCTTTATTGGACAGGCTGGAGCCTTTTATAATGCCTTTTAGGACTATTGGTAGTATGGGACTATCTGGACCAAGGGTTTGCAGTAGTCCAATGAACTGTTGTTGCTCATATTCCCTAGCAACCATGCCCAAAGTAGACGCAGGAGTGAAACTAAAGTCCCTGCTTGGGTAACGCTCTGGATCGAACTGCATATATCGATAGGCAATCTTCTTAATCATGGGTATTAGGAAGTCATCTTGGAAGCCCATTAGAGCCTGCTTGTTCTTCTTGATGATCGAAGACATAGCTAGGGACATGGAAGCCCCTCCAGCCTCTCCTGAAGCCACTGAACGAGTCAGTGCTTGGCTGTCCATCGTGCCTGTAGCCTGAAGTAACATGGTTTCAAACTCACGAGCAGTCGTAATGTTGGCTGCATCGGTGCTACCAAACTTAAATGGGAACAGAATCTCGTTAGGATTACCGTTAGTTAGCAGTGTTTTTCCTGGTTGGACACGGTAAGACACACCACGAGGTAGTCTAGTCGCATCAGCAGCCATCATAGGTGCGGTAGTGAGTGCCAAAGAATCTAAATGGCTACGCAGTTGGGCATCGATAGCCTTCTGCATATTGTAGCCCTTCTGAACCGTACCGATACCAATCAGTCTTCCAGGTACTTTCTCAGGTGTGTAGCACAAAATAGGACGATCCTTCATCATAAAAGGATTTGTCTCTGCTTTTAGCAGCTTACCATCGTTACCAATGACAACAATAGCCTCAACTAGGTCTTCATAGTTGTTGGCTTCGCTGGTCTCGGGGAAGAGATTGGCTACTTCTTTACCGTCATTTTCTACAACTTCAAGATATTTGCGGGGAACCAGACCGTAGTAGCGGAGGATCTTAACTTTTCCGTCTTGATAGAGTTCGTCCAACTGAGTTGGCTCAAGGTCAGTATCAGAATACTCAGGACCAATATCAACTTTACGATAAATTCCATCTTCCATTCCCTTCACAATCTTAAATAGGCTGGTGTATTCCTCAATAGCAATGCCCAAACCTTCTTCAATTGTGTCAGAGTTAGGATCCCAGAGCATATTGCGGGGATGGATAGACTTGATAAATACAGCAGTAGTAGGACGCTCAATCACACCAATAGCTGCTGCTTGTGCGCCTGGGATAGGCTGAGTAGCAGGAATAAGTTCTACTGTCTCTTTAATCTGGATTTCAGCAAAGCCAGCACCATAGATCTCTGCGTTGCGGTTTACTTCGCCCCATGCACGATCAACCTTGTGCTTTTTGAGGTCATCATGCAGTTGACGCTTAACAGTTTCAACATCAACTGAAGTTCCGTTCTCGTCTAATTCGTTGTCTTCTAGCGTGAAGAACTCACCACGACCTGTGGTAGCCTCAATGATCTCAGAGGTTTTGTTCTCAACTGCTTGTCTGATAGCAGGAGAAATAATCTTAGAGCGCTCTGAGTCACGAGTTTTATCCTCGTCAGACCAGATGCCATAGTATAGACGCTCGAACTCATCCCAGTCATCACCATAGTTTACATCTTTATGGTCTCTCCAGCGATCACAGTGAGCCATAACATACTTAACTAACTCCTGATCCGCTACAGAAACTGGATCATATTCAATGCTATTATCTTTGTCCATGCTTAATCCTCTGTTGAATCTTCAAATGGATCAGACTCTAAATCTTCATACTCAGGTTCTACTGGTAAGAAGATCTCAGAGTCATTCATGTTTTGTTCTTTGGCTTTGGTAATGATAGCCATCAGACACTCTGCTTCCATCATGGGAAGGTGTCTTTTAATTTCCATCCATACTTCAGGATTCTGAATGAGATTATCCCAGTTCAAAGGAACATAGTTTTCTTCTTCCATTCCATTTTCTTCGTATGCCACAGATATCTCCTTAGTATCCACTTACGTCATCTAAGACTTCGTATTCGTCTTCAATTATCTCGCCTACAAAGTCAGTAACTCCTACCTGATCGATGTAAGCTAGAGCGTCTATCATGTCATCATGCACCTGTGTGCTAGGAAAGTTTAGTAGTTGGTCTACAAACTGCCTATTCCACTGTGCTCTTTTTAGGGTTACTCTTCCGTGTTCAAACCGTCCCTGTAACGCCCAAACAATCCTGTCTGTTTTCTTCTTGTTGCCGTGAGTAAGATCGATGACGGAACAGTAGTAGTTCTTTCTTCGCATCTCATCCTGGAGATAGGGGAGGACTGCTTGCTTGGCGATACCTCTTTCGATGCCAATAATATGCAAGTCGTACGTCTTTGCGAGTCCGAGTATTTTGGAAGCAGTTTCTTTGACATCCCATCGTCCAACTTCAATATGATCTACCCACCAACCATCTTGATGAATCTTGACCACAGCAATCGCAGTTTCGTCCAGATTCTTATTCTTATTTGAGGCTTGTTTATTAATATCCTCAAAACCAGCCAAATCAACGGCAATGTAATAAGAACCGTCATGTGGCTCATCTTCATCATCACCGTACTTAATCCACTCATCTTTAAAGATGTCTGACTGGGCGGCTTCGAAACTAGCAAGGTATTCCTGTCTAAAACTGAAGGAAGACATTGACTTTTTTGCTGCCTCAATCTCCTTAGGATCCAAGAGTGGATTATCAAAAGAAGTAAAGTGAAACGAAACCCAATCCTCGTCCTCACCCTTCTTACCCATCTGGTACAACTCATAGAAATGGTTGCGTCCCTTTGGAGTTCCAATAAAGAGTGCTCCGCCCTTAACGTCAGACAAAGCAGGGCGAAGGATCTGCTCAAATACTTGTGGCTTCATGTCAGCATACTCGTCTACTACGACATAAGCCAAACCTACTCCTCGCATGGTGTCTGGTCTATCAGACCCTTTGAGGTAAATCTTTCTATCGTTTATAAGTGTAATGACTGCCGTATTCTCGTGTACAGACTTGATAACATCGTGAGCAAGTTCTTTAAGCACTGACCACAGAATGTCTTTAGCTTGCTGAAAAGTTGGTGCAACATAGAACACATCCTTTTCTTTAGATTTTAAAGCCTCAATGATAAGCGTCCAAGCCGCCAGCCTAGACTTACCAAATCGTCTTCCTGCTGCCACTACCTTAAACCGATGATCGTCATTGAAGACCTCGGTCTGCTTAGGGTGAAGTTCAACTCTGAGTTGGCTCATCACCATCTCCTGAGTCTACGTCTATCACCTCATACTCTACAGGCTCTGCGGGACTGCTAATCTGCGGAGTACCTGTAGTGACGATCTGCACCTGGATTGCATTCCCTCTTTGCGTACCAGCCTTCTCAAAATGACTGATCGGGAGCAACCTATCCATGCACATCTTCAAACACGCTACCTGATCCTTGTCGGTGTCATCCATCGCTTTACGAAGGACAGTCTCAATGACTTTCTCACCATCAGTTGCAAGGAGTCTGGCATAAAATTCTTTGATCCTAGCCGCCTCACCAGGGGGTCTTCCGACAACGCCTCTGGCTTTCTTGGACATGATCTCAGCCTTACTTGGTCTGCCTCTTTTCCGCTTTGTAGGGGGAGACAGAGAATCCAATTCTGACACTATATAGTTCCTTTAAAGAGCTTTTAAGTAAAGACTAAGAGACAATAATTATTATTCTTAGTATCTTTTAAGTAACTCTTAAGAGGATAATTATAATTATTATTACTTAGCATCTATTTAGTTATCTCTTAAGAGGCTCATAGAGTGCATTTATTATAGCATATTTTTTAAGATTTGTCAAGTAGTTTTTGCTAAATAGTGCTATATAGGGGCTGGAGAGCACTGTCTGGAGATAGGAGATTTTGTCTACTTTTACCAGAAGTTACCAGATTTTAGAGACAGATATATAAGTTATTGATTTATAAGGACTTTTAAGATCAACGAAGTTAGCGCTTTTTAGCAACATTTACCTAGTTTTTAGCAGCAATTAGTCTATTTTGCCTTCTCATTTGTCTATGAGGGTTCACAAAATTATAAACTCTGCAACACCCCCTCCCCCCGTGTCTCATAAATACAACATTATGCGTTTATCTGCATAAACTCATGAGGTCATATAGATCATATAGGTCATATATATGACTATGTTGCGTAAATACAACAGTCCAGGCTTATTCCAAAACCTGATAAAGAAGGGAGTGTTAAGCACCTTATAAGAATAAAGCATAAGACAACCCAGTTCTTAGCAGAATTATTCATAAGCCTAAGCTGATAGCCTAGATCTATCAAATCCTGACACTCGATAGCCTTTGTCTAGGTCTATCCAATTGAGAATAATTCCTATTTGTCTAATACCTGAGTAGGTTTGTCAAGATACGGGTTTTCCCTAATATCTTTTTAGGATCTAAGGCGTTATTATGTAGTCATAGCATCAGAGAGGAAAAACAATGTATCCAACAGCAGAACCAGTTTACACAAACGCAAAGACCTTGAGAGTGACCAAGCACCCAAGATACTGGGTTGCCTATGTCAGAGACGATCAGGGGCAGATTCTATGGATGGATGCAGGGTTTGATTCTAAGAAAATGGCGATCCACTTTGCTAATTTGTGGATTTCAAAGCAGAGCAGTAAAACCTAGGGTTTATCCTGATTGACTAGGATAGACTCTAGGACTTAACCTATCATCACTAACTAACAAGGAGTTTAGAAAATGGATTACTGGACAAAAATCAAAGAGTTTAAGAATGGCAATTCAATCTTGTTTGAAAAGAACCATGCGTTTTATGTAGTGAAAATCTACAAGGGTTCGGAGTTATACGACAAAATTTTGTGCGATGATTACAGAATGGCACGGGATTATGTCAAAGCATTTTCGGCAATTGCTAAAGCCTAACTGATGAGCCCTGAATGGGCGAAACTGCAGAGATGCAGTCTTAGGCAACTAACCAAAGGACTATCACCATGAAAACCACTGTATCAGTTTACGATTTTAGAGACGCATTTATCAAAGCAGATCGCAAGGCACAGTTTTCCTATGACGGGCTAGGGATTCTGTTTGAGTATCTGACGGACTTTGAAGATGCAACAGGCGAGGAAATGGAATTGGATGTGATTGCTATCTGTTGCGATTTTTCAGAGGAAATGCCCGATGAAATCGCCCGTAATTATTCCCTTGATGTTGAGGGCTTAGACGATGACGAAATTGCAGAGAAGGTTCGGGAATATTTGGAAGAAGAGGGTTGCTATATTGGCGCAACAGATTTAGGCGCTATACTCTATCGTCAACACTAAGAAAGGTTTAACCATGGATTTATTGGTATTGATTGGCGGCATTCTTGCCATTGTTTATATAATGAACCCTTTAACCCTGAAATGAGGAAATCATGACCGAAAACGAAAAAGAAATTGTCTACACCGAACTGCTGACTGCGCTTGAGAGCTTGCTGGAGTTTATGCCGATTGTTGCCAATAGCCCGTTCGGGCGGGCTAATAATGTTCAAGCATATATTGACGATGCGCGCGCAATTATCGCCAAAGCTAGGGGGAAATCATGACCGAAAACGAAAAAGAAATTGTCAAACAATGCGCCGCAATCGTGGCTCAAAGTTATGACAGTTTAGAGCCTTGGGTTTCGCCCAATTGTATCCTGACCAGGTTCAAACTGACCCCTTGGCAATTAATCGAGAATGCATGGTATGATCCTGAAACCGGTGCTAATTATTATTTCCCGAATTGACTATGAGAATCCTATTCTATGGCGGCACGAAGATAGAGCAGTGCGAATTCACGGGGCGTTGTTGGGTCTTTAATAGATGGGTCGCTAGTCTCAAGGCGGCTAAGTTATCAATCACAAGGCGAAAGGCTAGAGAATGAAAATAATTTACTCTTTACAATTCAAAAATAGCATGGGGTGCTTGGATACCATAGCGTTTTATGAAGATGAATCAATGGCGTTAGTTGATAAAAAAGACATGGAACGAAAACACCCAGATATTGAGTATTTGATATTATCGCACTACCTACACGAAAAGGAAGATCAATCATGAGTTGGATACTTGCAACAACCCCGAAAGAAAGACCCTACACCACAGCTGCAAAGACCACTCCGGAGACTATCCAGGCACTATGGCGCAAGCATGGTTGGGTTGACCCTGCAAAGGATAAACAGGCACAGGCAAGGTTTAAACTTAATGAGACTGGGGGCAAATGATGGATAACATTGGAGACAAAGCCAACGAAGCATTTTATACTTGGGAGAAAACCATGTTTGGGGATTCCTCTAAACTATCCGACATTGATCGGGAGATTTGGACTAGTGGTTGGATTATTGGGTTTTTCGCAAATAGCAACACTCGGGAAACGGGAGCAAACAATGGGAAAGTTTAAGAACATGGAATTAGAAGTCTCTGATCTAGCGGTTTGGATTGCAGACCTGCCTTTGACTGGGCTAGAATACTTGGGCGCAGTCTTGGCAGAGAACAGGGAAGATGTAGCGCAAACCCTTTTAGTATCTTTGGAAGTTAACCTAGAGAGAGTGAGGAATCAAGAATGAGAGTTTGCACCTTTTATTATAGCGATGCCTTAGATAGCACAAAATGCAATATGAATGAGGACTTTAACAATCTAAGCCCATTGTCTAAACTAGATGCCTTGAAAGACTGCATCGGTATCCTGAACGAGGCTTATGGGTATGCTTTGAAAGAGTTTAGCGTGGAGTATAATGATGGATCGAAAAGAAGTTAGAGATTATTTTGCTAGGTATGCCCAAAAGAAAAATCAAGGGCGTTTCAAAAGGCAATTACTTAAACTAGAAAAGGAGTTTGACATGAGTTATATTGGACAAGAGGATTGGGTGCATATTGACCAACATTGGGAGCAAGTGAACCAGTTAGAGGAAAAGATTGCAGACCTTGAGATTTCGGTTCAGGCGGCTGATAGTGAATTGATCTCTTTACTGGCTGAGATAATCGAAACCCGTTGGCGCTATTCTGATTATTCAGACCTGCATCAGGACTTGGGAGAGGTTATCAATCTCTACAAGCCCCTTGTAAATAAGGCAGTCGAGGAATTGGGTAGACGCTATCCGAACTATCAAAAAACAAAAGAGGCTTGGGGACTATGAGCGCATGGTTGATTATCGTCACAGGCTTGATCTATGCCTACATAGCCCTTGAGCAGGGTCTCAAAGGCAACACAGCGATGCTAGTGGTCTATGGTGGCTATGCTTTCTCTAACATTGGTCTTTACTGGATGGCTACAAAATGATTGACTTTCTGATACTGATGGGTTTATCATTATGGTTTGCACTTTGGAGGAGTTATAAAGATGAAGATAAAGGTTAGTGGTGTCCCTTATTTGGTAGAGGCTGATTGGCAGACCATTGATGATGCGGTGCAGTATTATGAAGGCATCATCGCTACCTTGGAGCAGGAAAACAAGCAGATGAGAGCTAGAATGAATCGCTTAGAGGAGGAGTGCAACTGGCTAGAGGCTAAAACCAGGGAGATCAAGCCATCTACCCAGGGAGAGCACTAGAATGCCTCTAGAATCGATTAAAACGCCCTGTATTGGGGTTTGTAGGATGGATGAATGGGTGGGTATATGCGTGGGCTGCGGGCGCTCTAGGATCGAAATAGGGGCTTGGGCGATGATGTCTGATTCTGACAGGGATGCAGCCATGCAGGTAGCCGAAGATAGACTTAATGCTTTTTTTAATAATGAGGGACAGAACAATGCCAAAAAGAAAAACAGTAACAGTAGACAGTAAAACACCTTTGGCAACGCCAGAACCAGAGCAGGAGATAAAGGTGGTGTCAATAGCCCTTGACAAGAACTCTAATCTGTATGGCTTGACAGAGGATAGCAAGGTCGTGAAGTATGATGTAGCCACTCAGAAGTGGGTTAGATCATGAGATGTTTGAGTTGTGATAAAAACCTTACAGACTTTGAGGCTACTCGCAAGTCTGTCTTTTCAGGTGAGTTTATTGACCTATGCAATCATTGTTTTGCATCGGTGAGTGATGACTTACAAACGATAGACAGACCGGATTTATTGCATGACGAGGTGGATGACTTTGAAGAATTTGGGACAGATGAATTTCATGTTGACAAAACGGAGGATCTGTGATACCCTCTCTATATAGTTATTACTTAGTAGTTAAGTAATATTATTATAATTATTATTACTTAATATCTCTTAAAAGGACTAAATAGTATGAACTACGATGATAACGATCAAGCACGATTTGATAAAGAGACTTCAGAGGAAGCACACTACTGGTTTACTGTCTGTGCCTTTGCTGACTTGTCTATCGAACACGGCATTGATAAACTGCTCAAGGATTTAATTGAAGTAAGGCGCAAACGATTAGGTGATCTATGAGTATGATTACTGTCTTTGCTTTGGTGGTTTCTTTTCTTAAACTAATGAAATAGGAGATACTGTGTCTGAACAATTGGCAACCCATCAACCTTGTCCTGATTGTGGCTCTAGCGATGCACTGGCGGTCTACGACTGGGGAACGAAGTGCTACTCATGCGGGGAAACAAGGAAGGCGGATCAACAACCAAAACCTAAATTCACGACTGTTCAATCTAAAATGACTAATGTAAATGATCTTGTCATCTCTTCTGTGTCTGAGCGTGGTCTTACAAGAGACACCTGCGAACACTTCGGCATCGGTAGTTTCAATGGGCATTACTACTTCCCTTACTTTGATGACGCTAATCTGGTCGCATATAAGAAGCGCAACATGGCTGACAAGCGATTCAGTATCGAAGGCTCTTGGCAGAAGGGCGGGATGTTTGGTCAACAACTAATGCCTAAAGGAGGCAAGTATGTCACGATTGTTGAGGGCGAGTTTGATGCTGCGGCGGCGTGGCAGATGCTTGGCTCACGGGGTGCTGTGGTTTCTGTTAGGAATGGTGCGGCGAGTGCGGTCTCGGATTGTAAGCAGAACTTCGAATGGCTTGACAGTTTCGAGAACATCATCATTTGTCTTGACAACGATGAACCTGGCAGAAAGGCTGCTAACGATGTTGCTGATCTCTTTGGAACTAAAGCCAAGATATTTAAGCATACCCAAGACTACAAGGATGCCTGTGAATACCTCCAGAATGACCAAGAGAAAGACTTCGTAAGTCGTTGGTGGAATGCAGAGCGTTATGTGCCTGATGGTATTGTCGATGGTGCAGGACTGTGGGATATGGTGAACCAGCCGATTGAGAAGGCTGAGGTGATGTATCCCTACATTGGTCTGAACGAGTTGTCCTACGGCATTCGACAGGGCGAGTTGGTGACGATCACTGCGGGATCAGGACTAGGCAAATCACAATTCCTGCGAGAGATTGTTTATCACATTCTGAACAATAGCAACGACAACATCGGGCTGATGTTCCTTGAGGAATCGATTAAGAGAACCGCAAAGAGCATCATGAGCCTACACGCTAACAAACCTTTACACTTACCTGACACGGAGACTACACTTGACGAACTTAGACACGCTTTCGATAACACTCTTGGTACTGGTCGTTTATATCTCTTCGATCATTTTGGTTCTACCGCAGTTGACAACATTATTAACCGAGTTCGTTTCATGGCTAAAGCGTTGTCTTGCAAATATATTTTCCTAGACCATGTGTCAATCGTGGTGTCGGCTCAGGAGAATGGTGACGAGCGCAAGGCATTAGATGAGATCATGACTAAGCTCAGAATGATTGTGCAGGAGACTGGCGTTGCTCTGTTCTGTGTCTCTCACTTAAAGCGTCCAGATGGTAAGGGTCACGAGGAGGGTGCTGCAACCTCTTTATCGGCTCTCAGGGGCTCTGGTGCGATTGGTCAACTATCCGATATCGTGCTTGGTCTTGAGAGGAATGGACAGGCTGAGGACTTGCGAGAGAGGCATACAACCAGGGTGCGGGTGCTGAAGAATCGCTTCAGTGGCTTGACCGGACCTGCTTGCTCCTTGTATTATGATCGCATCAGTGGTAGGATGACTGAGAACTTTGAGGATAAAAACCTATGAGAGGAGAAGAGTGGTGGATGATTTAGTGTATCGTCTTCGTAAACGAGCAGAGATACGCAGACAGATTACGACTCGGAAATCGGTACAAGAAGGACAGCCAGATCGTATCTCTGACTTACTAGAAGAAGCTGCTGACTGTATTGAAAAACTTTTAGAGGAGAACGGAGAACTGGGACAGAATATTCAACAAGAAAGGTAAAGATGAGAGTAGCACTAGACATAGAGACAAACCTAAAACATGACACAATCTGGTGTTGTTCTACTTATGATATTGATACCAAGGAAGTTAAAGTATGGACGGAAGCAGCAAGTTTCAGGGACTTTATAAAGGACGCAAAATTAATCATCGCTCACAACGGAATCGGCTTCGACTTTCCGACATTGAATCGGAACTGGAAGACAACAATTCGTTTAAGCCAGATACGGGATACGTTAGTTATGTCGAGATTGTCAAGCCCAAGCAGAGAAGGCGGTCACAGTCTGGCGAATTTGGCGAAACTCGTAGGAAGAACCAAGAAGGAGTTCGCAGATTTCGAGGGCGGTCTAACGGACACGATGATTGAGTATTGCAAGGAAGATGTCATCATCTGCGGTGAGTTGTATAAGTATCTCACGCTAGAGTTGAAAGGCTTTTCTGAGCAGTCTATTGACCTTGAGCATAGTGTTGCAGTTATCGTGCATCGTCAAGAGAAGCATGGTTTTATGCTTGATTCAGTTAAATGCACAGTCTTACTTGCACAGTGGAAGAAGCGTTTGTCTCAGATCGAAGAAGAGATGCAGTCTATCTTTCCTCCGATTGTCACTGAGCGCATTAGCGAGAAAACTGGTAAGCGATTAAAGGATGATGTTGAAGTCTTTAATCCTGGATCACGCCAACAGATCGCTAAGAGGCTTATGGCATTAGGCTGGAAACCTACTAAGCACACTGAGAAAGGACAGGTTATCGTTGATGAATCAGTCTTGGATGGAATTGATTTGCCCGAAGCAAAAGCAATCGCTGAATACCTACTCATTCAGAAACGGGTGGCTCAGGTTGAATCATGGCTTGAGGCTCTATCTGAGGACGGACGGGTTCACGGTAAGGTCATCACCAACGGGGCAGTCACAGGACGCATGACGCACCACAGCCCTAACATGGCGCAAGTTCCTAGCAGCAGTAGTCCCTATGGGTCTGATTGTCGTGGTTGCTGGACTGTTCCTGAAGGTAAGGTTCTGGTTGGTGCTGATGCTTCTAGTCTGGAATTACGAATGCTTGCTCACTACATGAAAGATGAGGACTATGCAAAAGAAATTGTGGAAGGTGACATACACACCAAGAACCAAAAGGCAGCTAATCTCGAAACAAGGGCGCAAGCCAAAACATTTATATATGCTTTACTCTACGGTGCTGGACCTGCCAAGATCGGGAAAATTGTTGGTGGTTCAGCCCAAGAAGGAAAAGAACTCATTGATACTTTCCTTCGCAACACTCCATCACTCAAGGCTCTTCGAGAAAAAGTTGAACGCCTCTCCAGCCAGGGGACGATTCAAGGTCTTGATGGTAGGCAATTACAGATCCGTTCCGCACACGCTGCACTCAACACGCTACTGCAGGGTGCTGGTGCGATAGTGATGAAACAGGCTCTGGTGTTATTAGATGCTAAGATCAGACAAAAGAAACTAAATGCTTCCTTTGTCGCTAATGTTCACGATGAGTGGCAGATCGAGACTGATGAAAAGAATGCTGATGCAGTTGGTCAGTTAGCAGTTGAGAGTATCAAAGAGGCGGGTGTTGTGTTGAAGTTGCGATGCCCATTAGACGGTGAATACAAGAAAGGGAAATCATGGGCAGAGACTCACTAGAGGATATTGACAGTGAATTTTACAGAGACTTAGATAAGGTAATTATTGTTGGGGTCAAAGCAAATAAAACTGTTAATGTCAGGACTAACATTTATGACAAACAGGAGTTCAGAGATGTCTTAACTACGGCTATGATTATGTCAGTAAGCACTGACTTCAAAGATATTTCTAATGATGGGGTTGACAACCTTCATTAGTCATGATAAACTATATAGGTAGTCTTTAAAAAAGGAGAAGTAGATGGAAATTAAGCCAGTAAAAGTGCAAGCAGATATTATGTGGGCATTCCTGGATACACCTAACAGTCTGTCTGGTAAGTATCAGGTAGACCTGTGCAACCTATCCAAAGAAGCTATTCAGGTTCTTGAGGGAATGGGTATCAATGTTCGTAAGAAAGCAGAGCAACCCGAGAAAGGTTTCTTTGTCACCGCTAAGAGCGCTAATTATCCTATCGAAGTTAAGGACGATAAGGGTAATCCTATCACTGCTAAGGTAGGTAATGGCTCTAAAGGTATCGCTCTGATTAAGCCATACAAGTACACCTATCAGAAGAAAGAAGGTGTTGGTGCTGGCATCAGTAAACTTACGATTACAAGCCTCATTGAATATAATGCTGGCGAAGAATCTGTAACCGATGATGTTCTCTAAGGGTTTAGTGTGAAGGCTCTTATTGATGCGGATATCGTTTGCTATCGTATAGGCTTTGCTTCTCAGGATGCTAACGAGAAGATTGTACTAGCGAGAACCGCTGAGTTTATGGAAGAACTTGTTATGAAGCCTTGGGTAGGAGACTATCAAGGGTTTCTAACAGGCTCTAATAACTTCAGAAAGGAGATAGCAAAGACAGCCACATACAAAGGCAACCGCACTCAAGAAAGACCCGTACACTATAGCCTTATTAGGGAATATCTAATCTCTGCATGGGGTTGTATCGTTGTAGAGAATCAGGAAGCTGATGATGCTATTGGTATCGCAGCCTATGAGTTCAAAGATCCTGAAGAATTTGTTATCATGTCTATTGATAAGGATTTAGATATGCTTCGGGGCTGGCATTACAATTTTATTAAGGATGATAAGTATCTGATAGACGAGTACCAAGCAATTAGAAATTTTTATAAGCAGATACTTACAGGAGATAGAGTTGATAATATTGTTGGTCTCAAAGGAATCGGTCCCAAGAAGGCTGATAAGATTCTTCAGGATTGTTTGAATGAGAAGGCGCTATATGAAGCAGTCTTAAAGGCTTATGACGGAGATAAAGAAAGAGTACTGGAGAACGGACAGTTGCTATGGATCAGACGGAAGGAAGGAGAACTATGGCAACCGCCATGCTAAATGCTAGAGCACAGGAGGTAGATGCAAATGAAGGTCTTGGTGCAGATGATATTGTGGGTCGCAGCCTTCTTAGCGCTAACTGCTTTGTGCTTAACGGTGATATCAATTCTGATTCTATTGGTCCCGCTATTCGCTGGCTGATATATGAGAATAATAAGTCCGAACGAAAGACTCTGACTCTCTACATAAACTCTGTAGGCGGCTACATTGACGATGCCTTTGCATTAATTGACCTGATGCGGCACTCTCAGCATACAATCCGTACTGTAGGATTAGGACAAGTGATGTCTTCTGCATTCATGATTTTTGTTGCTGGTACACCTGGGCATAGATACATTGGGAAGAATGCTCTAGTCTTGTGTCACCAGTATTCAGATGAATTAGAAGGCAAACATCACGACATCAAGTCCTACATGAAGGCAGCAGAGGCGACTAACAATCGTATGATTAACTTGTTGAAGGAAACCTCTGGCATGAGTACCTCAGTCATTAAGCGTAAGTTGTTCCCGCCTAGTGACGTATGGCTCACTCCAGAGGAATTACTTGACATGAACTTAGCAGACCGGATATTATGAAACCTAGTTCAGCAAAAGCAAAAGGTAGGACGTTTCAGCAGTGGGTAAGAGATCAAATCATTTCTAAATTTAACCTGGAGTTTGATGATGTTAGATCTGTCAGTATGGGAGTCAGCGGCGAAGATATCCTCCTCTCACCAGTTGCAAGACGAAGATGCCCGATTTCTGTGGAATGTAAGGCACGGGACAGAATCGCAGTCTACGGATTCTACGAGCAAGCCCAAGAGAATGCGAAAGGTAAAGGAGAGCCAGTCGTCTTTATTAAACAGAATCGGTCCAGCCCCTTGGTAGTTGTAGATGCAGAGTATTTCTTGGACCTAGTTAGGAGAGCACACGATGAGTAAAGTTTATAGGTTTGCGTTTGACGATGAGTTTCAAGAGGACGGTTTATCTAACTATCCTCAAGCTACTACAGTCAAGCAACGCATTTATGTTAAAGACGAATCCACTTGGGTTCCTATCCTGTGGCAGTTCTGTAAGTTCTTAGAAGCCACTGGTTATGAAGGTGTAAAGGAGAAGGTAGTGATTAAAGATCCTTATGGAATGCACGGTGATGATCTCTTTGAAACCATCGGTCCTGAAGACGATGAAGAGTTAGACGAAGAGATTGAAGAAGCAGTTGACGATTACTTCGAAGACGAAGAAAGGGCAAACTACTAATGGCTGTTCACTGCGTTATACCAGACTGTCAAGTTAAAGATGGGGTTGACCTGTCTTACTTGACATGGGTTGGGCAATATATCGTAGATAAGAAACCCGACACCATCATTCAGATTGGAGACTTTGCCGATATGCCTAGTCTTTCTAGTTACGATGTGGGTAAGAAATCCTTTGAAGGCAGAAGGTATAAGACCGACATCGAAGTAACTAAAAAGGCTATGGAAATGTTACTAGCACCAATGAAGGAATATAATGAACGAGCGAAACGAAACAAGGACAAACAGTACAGACCAAGAATGGTTCTTACTCTCGGAAATCATGAACAAAGAATTTCCAGGGCTGTCGAGGGAGACCCAAAACTTGATGGGACTATTGGTATGGACGATCTTGGATACGAAGGATTCGGTTGGGAAGTTATACCATTTCTTGATACTATCGTTATTGATGGCGTTGTCTACTCTCATTATTTTACTTCTGGTGTTATGGGGCGTCCTGTAACTTCAGCAGCAGCGCTACTCAACAAGAAGCATCAGAGTTGTGTGCAGGGTCATGTGCAGAGAAAAGATATTGCATTCGGTAACAGAGCAGATGGTTCACAGATTACTGCTCTCTTCTCAGGATGCTGCTACCTACATGATGAGGATTATCTAGGCAATCAGGGAAATAATTACTGGCGTGGAATCTGGATGCTCTACGAAGTAAACAACGGTACTTTTGATGAGCACCCAATTAGTCTTAACTTTCTGAGGAAAAAGTATGAAGAAAAAGTCAATCGATGATGCAACACCTGAAGAGTGGTACAAGGCAAACGCCCTTGATCCTATCAATCTACACAATGTAGATCAGGCTTTTGATAAGGCAACCAGCATGGATATCAAGACACTCAAGGACTATATCACTCAGCAGTCTGCAGCTTCTAGGCAGCATGGAGGCAACCACTACAAAGGAACTTCCATTCAGTCTTGGGATGTCTTTCTTGATTGGGGCTTAGATCCTTGGGCTTGTAACGTCATTAAGTATGTGCAGCGTCATCGTAAGAAGTCAGGCATTGATGACCTTGAGAAAGCAAAGCACTACCTTGAGTTTATGATTGAGAACTACGATTCTATTGGAAACAAGTATTATAAGGTGTAACTATGACATTAACATTAGAAGAAATAAAGGAGCGTATGAAACGATGGGATGAACTAACTATCATAGAAGAACTAGATCTCAGGTCTGAAGATATTATTGAAAGGTTTGAAGACTTGATTGAAGAGCAAGCAGATCGTTTAGAACAATTAGTTAAATGGGAAGAACTATAATGGATTATTATCAACAGTTTATTGCTAAGAGCCGATACAGTCGGTTTCTGCCAGAAGAGAATCGCCGTGAGCACTGGGAAGAGTCAGTGGATCGCTATATTAATTTCATCTCCAATCACCTAAAAGATAATTATAGTTATGACAATCCTGCTCTGATGTCAGAGGTAAGGAATGCTATCGTAAACCTAGAAGTTATGCCTTCTATGAGGGCTATCATGACTGCTGGTAAGGCTCTTGAGCGAGACAACACAGCAGGTTACAACTGTTCGTATCTGCCTATCGATGACCCTAAAGCCTTTGATGAAGCAATGTATATCTTGCTTTGTGGTACAGGAGTAGGCTTTTCTGTGGAGCATAAATATGTCAATCAATTACCTGAAGTGCCAGATCAGTTGTTTCCTAGTGAGACTACTATTGTGGTATCCGACTCGAAAGAAGGGTGGGCAAAGGCACTGCGTCAACTCATCGCTCTGCTTTATTCTGGGGAAGTGGCAAAGTACGACCTTAGTAAGATTCGACCAGCAGGAGCCAGGCTTAAAACTTTTGGAGGAAGAGCTTCTGGTCCCGGACCTTTGGACGAACTTTTTAGATTCGTTACAGATAAGTTTCGAGGAGCCGTTGGTAGAAAACTTACTTCCCTCGAATGTCATGATATTCTCTGCAAAATCGGGGAAGTTGTTGTTGTGGGCGGGGTCAGACGATCAGCAATGATTAGTCTCTCCGATCTTGAAGATGATCGCATGAGGAGCGCAAAAAGTGGAAACTGGTGGGAACACAACGCACAACGAGCACTTGCTAATAACTCAGCCGCTTATGGCTCTAAGCCCGATATTGGACAGTTTCTACAGGAGTGGACAAGTCTCTACAACAGCCACTCTGGAGAACGAGGGATCTTCTCACGACAAGCCTCAAAGAGTCAGGCTACAAAGAATGGCAGAAGGAATCCTGATTACGACTTTGGAACCAACCCATGTTCGGAGATCATTCTTCGTCCCTATCAGTTCTGCAACCTTACTGAGGTAGTTGTACGGGCTGAGGATACAGTAGACACCCTTGCTAACAAGGTACGCATAGCTACGATTCTAGGTACGTTCCAGAGCACTCTGACGCACTTCCCATATCTGCGTAAGATTTGGAGCAAGAATACTGAGGATGAGCGTCTGCTTGGTGTATCTTTAACAGGTATTTTAGATAACGATTGGATGGGAAATGTTTGCGAAGAGACAGCAAAGAAACTCGAAAGACTTAGACAGGTCTCCGTGGATACCAACGCTGAGTTTGCTTCTACTCTTGGGATTAATCAGTCAACTGCTATCACTTGTGTCAAGCCTAGCGGGACTGTTTCTCAGCTTGTTAATTCTGCCTCTGGTATTCATACTAGACACAGCCCATATTATATCCGCAGGGTTCGTGGCGATAAAAAAGATCCTCTCACGAAGTTCTTAAAAGAGTCAGGCATTCCGACAGAGGATTGTGTGATGAGACCGGATAGCACTGCAGTATTCTCATTTCCTGTCAAGGCTCCGTCAGGTGCTAAGGTTCGAGATGATTTAACTGCGATGCAGCATTTGGATGTTTGGCTGATGTATCAACGCCACTGGTGTGAGCACAAGCCTTCAGTGACTATCTCTGTCAAGGAAGACGAGTGGATGGATGTTGGTGCTTGGGTATGGAGGAACTTTGATGAGATATCTGGTATATCGTTTCTACCGTGGGATGGAGGAACTTATCGTCAGGCTCCTTATGAGGAATGCACAAAGGAGCAGTATGAGGAACTTCTTGCTAAGATGCCATCTACTATTGTATGGGATAGCCTTAAGGAAGAAGACGACAACGTGGAAGGAGCACAAACTTTAGCCTGCGCTGCAGGTCACTGTGAGATCTAATATGAATATAGAAGCCACTTTTATTACAGGACTGATGTTGGGTTTTGAGTATGTTGACTTAAGGTCTGAGGAATACTGTCAGCACATCGTCATCGACATACTCTTTGCTAGGTTTATCCTAACGTGGTAGGAGGGCTATCTCAGCTTCTCTACGTCTAACTAAACCAGGGAGGACTCTTCCACCTCCCATCACCCACTTTCTTAACTCCGCTGGCACATCTTCCCAGTCACCGGAGTTTATTTTTTTTCTGAGTGTAGAGATTTTAAGCCTTCCTGGACCCAGGTTGTATACGAAGTCGAGTATTGCTCCAACTCTTCTAGGATGCTCTGCTGAAAGCGAAGGGCATAGGATAATTGTTTGCTTGCTAAATCTAGCCAAGTCTGCATATAAGAGTTCATTTGCTTGTTCCTTTGTAACGGGGTTAGAATGGGCTGTAACAGGCTCACCAGTCAAGAGATAGGTTGACCCATACCCGAGGGTCCAGTAGCCCGCTGGACAGAGATATGGACGGTCTGAGAAGCCTTCAAAGTGCCTACAGAGACCTGCTGCGATCTCTATGGCTTCCTTCACTTGCGGTATTTCTCTATGGTGCGGGACACAAACCAGAATCCAAGGATCATAAACAGGATAGCCATATCGTCCTTAGACCAAGCAGAGATAATGACTTCCTTCCAGTTACCACCCTGATCTATAGCCAAAGCCATGCCTAGGATCTTAACTACGCTGTAGAGGACCACAAACCAGTAGGTGACTAAGGGCCTAACCAAAGCACTAATAGCCGCTACGAACTTACCTGCTGCTCTGGCTGTCTGTCCCTGCTCTTTAGCCGCCTGTGCTATTGCTGAGAGTTGCTCTACCTCTACCTGAGCCTCTACCTGTCTAAAGCCTAACTCAACCCTAAACTTGGCTATCTCCATCTCAGCCTGCATCATCCGATACTCGTGGTCCAGATCCTTCTTATGAGAAAAGAACTTCAACACCTCTGGAGCAAGGCGAAGAAGTCCTCCTAAGACACCACCAAAGATAGTTTCAATCATGGTGCAGTTTGACTTGCTTTTGCTTCTTCACGAGCCACAATAGAACCAACAGCCGTTGGACCTAACTTCTCAATTGCTCGTTGAACAGCGGCTCGTGTAGCACTTGGATTCTTCATTAATTGTTGTGCGGCTTTATAAGACAAACCAGAAGCAACTAAAACAGGAAGAACAAGAGCCGGATTAAACAAATATACTGATCCGCCAGCAACTCCTAACGCTGTTAATCCTTTTCCGGTTGCAATTGCTTGTCTATAGCCAGCCCGTATTACATCAGGTTCTTCCCCAAATACACCAACTCCTCTACGAGCAAATTGACCCATTGGGCCTACTCCGGCGCCTGCCTGAAGTTCGGTTGCTTGTCTCGTAGCGGCTCTTTCTAATTCTCCAGCACTAAAACTACCTCTGAATGTTCCAGCAGCTTTTGGTCCAGAGGCAGCGTCCGCAAACCGATAAAGTTTAGCCCATGCTTCATCAGCCTTTGCAATCAAACCATCTTTATCAATTCTAGATGTATAAGACCTAAAAGAATTCAATAAATCTTCATATCCAGCAGCAAGTCTTTCTGCATCGTCTCCTGATTTTTTACTAAATTTTGTAACCATGTCTTTTAAGAAAGTATTTACAGATTTTAATTCAGTTCCTTCCATTGCAGGAAGTTGACGCATTCCTTGGGGAGCAACAGCACCTTTAGGAACCGGCCCTAGCTTAAATCGATTAATAATTTCGTCTTGAATATCGTTAGTAAACATATTTCGTGCTCTTGGTGACATTCCGGCAATATTATTTGAAATTACGGTTCTAAGATCATCTGCAAACTGATTATCAGGAACTACTTTACCTAACTTGTCAAAAGCATCGTCATAATACTGGCTAATGGCTTTCTGCACATAACCAGACATTTGCATTCCTGATTTCATATTTTCAGGAACAGTCTTACCAATACTACTTAATACTTCATCTGCAGCAGACTTAGTAAATGATTCTCTAATTGCTTTTTCAGAAGGACCAAAGCCAATACTTTCCATCTGACGAAATACCCATCCAGGAACTCCTTCATAAGCCAAACCAGGCGGAACTTTAACACCTGCTTCTAATTGTTCTTTTACACCTTCTTTTAATGTTGGCGTTAAAGCAGCAGAAATTTTGGCAACGATTCCTCCAGCAGCCCCAGAAAAACCAACATCTCTTAATTTCTGTAATGCAAAAGTATTAGGATCTGCGGCTTCTTCAGGAGTCTGTGTAACAGGTAATGCTAAAGCACCGCCAACACCACCAGCAACTCCAGTAGTAATTCGACCTGCACCAAGTAACTGAGCACCTCGGGCAGCAGCTCCGCCAGGGACAATAGAAGTAAGGACGTTACCAACTAATCTAGACCACTCAGTGCCTTCTGCGCCTTCTCTTTTACGCATCTGCTGATAGGACTGTTCATACTCAGCAAGACGCTGACGAGTCTCCTGTCCACCAACTAACTGAGCAATACCGGACAATGGGTCTACAACTGCCCCTTTAATTAAACCACGAGCAATCTGACCACCAGTACCTAGTCTCATCGGTTCGGTTGGCGTTGCAATTTGAGCACCAGAAGCCATATCAAATTCAGATGCAGGAACGGCACCTTCTACAACTTCTGAATAAGGCATAGACAGTAATCTTTGTCTTTCCTTTTCAGCCTCTGGAGAAACTGTTGCAGTTGGTTTAAGTTGCTGGACTACTGCTGCGTATGCTTGGGCATCTGTCAAAGGAACCGGAGAAGAAACTTCAAAAGTTCCTTGACCTGGAATAGTAATTTGATAAGTAAGCATTATCGTGGTCCGTTTATTTGTTTAACCGATACTCCAGGAGGTATTTCACCAACTGCCGGAGAGCGTTGGGATGCGCTTTTAGTTCCAAATCTATTTT